CTAGGCCGTTCGGATCGGTGACAACACCGGCAGACACATTCACATTGAAGATAGTGGCGCGACCCGAAGAAGCCGCGTTGAACGCTGTGCCACGACCACCCACACCGCCACCAGACAAGTTCACAGCAGCCACCTGATCAATCATCGAACTACCCTGCGGCAACACCGCATCCACAGCCAACTGCAACTGAGTCGTAAAGGTGCTGGCAAACGCATCAGCCAAAGTCTGTGCAGCCCTCTGCAACTCACTATCCTGCGACAACAACCCCTCAATGAAACCGTTGCTCACAACCTGCTGACCAACCTCATACAGCGTGTCAGTCGCATTAGTTGCAATGTCCGAAGCCGACAAAGCCAGTTCGTTGTAAAGACCATTCAACGCACTGATCGTGTCCGAACCACCAGCGACAATCGCCTCAGCCGTAGCCCCACCAGCATCAGCACCAGCCTGAACCAGCTGCGCAAACAACTGCTTATTCAAACCCAACTTCTTCAAAGCAACCAGGTTCTTAGCAAACGCCTTAGTCTTATCGACTAACTTTTGGAAGTTATCCACAAGGCCACCAGACTCAACCACATCAAAAGTCTTAGTCACAGCAACATCAATGCCGCCAACAATCGAACGCACAGTTTCAGTCACACTACGGCTGCTAGTTTCGAGCAGGTTAGTGATGCTCAACAGACCAGTAACGCCAGCCGTTATGGTTCTAGCCACATCAATCTTGCCGGCCAACACATCGCGCTGTTTCGCAATCGCCTGCAAAGTCTTACGCTCACTAGCCGCATACTCACGCAACTGAGATGCTGCGCTAGACAGAATCACGCCATCAGACAACGCCGAATCAATCGTGTCAAAAATGTTGCTGAACGCATCAACAGCAGCCTGCTCAAACGCACCCAACTCTGCTGTGAGCTTGAACATGTCACGGAAACCATCAACCATCGAACGAGTGGCAACCATAAATTCTTCGGCAGCCTGAGCCGCCTCAATGTAGGCATTAGCCTGATCGTCAGCAGCCTTAGTCGCAGCCTTTATAGCCTCAGCAGCCGCCTTAGCAGCCGCAGCAGCCTTCTTCTGCCCCTCAGACATACCTTTGCTCAAAGCACCGGTGTTGTCATTAGTTAGACCAGCTGCCGCGCGCGCCTTCTCAGCAGCCTTTTCAATAGCACGGATGCTGCCCATCTGACCTTGATTATTGACAATATTTGAAATGTAAGTGTCAACAAACTTCTTGATGCGCAGATAATAGTCTTTCTCATTTTCCATGAGAACTTCCATGTCAATGTCAAACTGTTTACGGTTAGTGAGATACTTCTCAACCCAACCCTCATAAACATTTTGATTTAGTTGGCTATTGATGCCCTGGAAATCAAGTTTGCCCACCTTTGCAGCAATGCTCAAAAACTCCGTCAACAAATCAACAACGCCGGTTTCGACAATCGTTCCAGCCAACTCAAAAATTGATTCAGTCATTATGCCGACATTTTCGGCAAATTCCTGCAATGCCCTTTGACCTGCTGGTGAATTGAAGTAATCAGCCAACTCGTTTAAATAAGGAAGAAGCGCAACACCAATGTCTTCTTGCAGGTTGCCAAACACAATCTGCAAACGCTGATAAGGGTCAAGATTCGCAGCAGCCTCAGCTGAACCAGCAAACTGTTTCGCTAACGCACCAAGCGGATCACTAACACCCTTGACATTCACACCCAACCTGGCAAGCGCAGTCGTGTTGCCGTTATAGGCACGACCAAGCGCAATCGCAACAGAATTGACATCACGGCCTGTGCCAGCAGCCACATTCAAAGCCAGGTTAGTTAGTTCAGTTGCTTTGCCAACATCACCAGTGGCACGAGCCAACTGAGCAAACGCTGGTCGAATCTTGTCATCAGCAACAGCCGACATCGACTCCATTTTGCTAATGGAATCCTCAACGCTGGCAATCTGAGCGTTAGTAGCACCAACAGTGTTGCGCAACGCCTGAGCCAATAAGCCCTGCGACTTAGCATCCTCAGCAGCGGCCTTACCAGCAGCCTTCAACTGACCGGTCAGCGCGGCAACACCGACACCAAGACCAACCGCGCCAAGCGCAGTCTTCATAGTCTTACCTAGACTCTGAAAACCCTTCTGAGCCTTTTTTAGCCCAGAGTCCTCAAACTGTGCGGCGATAATCGCCTTGATTTTGCCAGCCATTACATCTTTCCAATCTTGCGATTCATGTCAGCAGCAACCTTGTCGATTACTGCTTCAACACGCCTGCGAATCTCAGGCAACTTATCCTCAATCGCTGGATAAAAATACCTAGACGGCCTCTTGTTCAACGCATCAATCATGCCCTGACCCTGACCGTTCAAACGGTGCGACCTACTGCCACCCTTGTATGCATAAACCTTTGTCTGTGTTTTAGGATTACGACCACGACCAGTGCCACGACCAGCCATGTCCAAAATGTTGAAACCAAACTGCTTATTCTGACCAGTCGCAGAAATAGCCACCAGGTTAGAAGTTGTTGATCCATAAGCCCTAGACCGTTGCGCCGGTGTGATGTTAGTTGTCACCGAAGCACCCGACCAAGCCGTGCGACCAGTATGAGTGAAACCATCCTTACCACCAGCAAACGGTGAAATGGTTGGCACATTCTTCTTGACCGCAGACACGGCAGGCGCAGTAATAAACCTGATGTCTTTGCGCAGCTGCTTGTAAGTGTCAGGTTCAAGTTGCTGCAACGACTGAATCATGGCGTTCACGCCCACAAACTTCACAACAACATCAGCCATGTCATCAATTCTACCGCCAACCAAACAAGGCAAAAGAAAACCCCGAACCGAAGTCCAGGGTCATCTTCACCTCTGTTGCGCCCGATGAATCAAATACCGTTGCAAAGTAAACAACATCCGAGGCGACTCTTGCATCAACAGACTTGGTGCAATACCTGTTTCAACAGCAAGGCCGGCGATGAGCCAATGAGCAGACTCATCGCCAAGCCCAACTATTTTGGGTCGGATTCACTCGCAGAAACCGCAGAAACCGTTTCAATAAAATCCTCAAAGCTCTTATCAGTCTGCTTAGTGCGACTCAACGAAGCCCAAGCCAAAAACACGATGTGTGTCAGTTTCTCAGACTTAGCCAAAGTGGCCACAGACAAATTGAACTTCTCTTCAAATTTCAGCATGTCAGGCATGATTACCGGAATCGGGTCAATGGTTCTGCCATCCAAAAATTCTGCGCGTAGATTGAGTTTCATTTGGTTTCCTTTTTAGTTGTTGTAAAAAATTAGGCTGTTGCGCGAGTAACAGTGCCGCTTGTTGGCCAGGTGACCGAAAGGGTCGCTAGATCGCCAACGGTTGAAGCAAACGGCTGGTATTGCGACACCAAGCAAACAGCAGTGTAAATCGGGTTAGTTGCCGAAGTTGCAGAGCTGGTTGGTGTGATGGTCACAGTCGCGTTGGTGTTTAGCAAAGGCCACAACACAGCATCAACCGAACCAGCACCGAAGTCCTGGTAAAAGTTGAGGGTTAGTGAACCTGAGCGAAGGCCGCCAGTAACAGTCTTCCACGCGCCACCAAAAGTGGTTGTGTCAACTTCGTCAGCCTGGATGGTTAGATCAACTGATTGCAGCGAGTCGCTGAAATTAGTTCCGTTGACCGTAATCTTGTGGTCAGTTGCCACGAATTTTGCCATGTTGAATCTCCTTGTTAGTCTGCCTGCACAACTAAGTCAAACTCAGCTGCCAGATAGGTGTTATCTCCGAGTGAAATTGAGCCGTAGTTTCTCATCCCAGACACTATGCAATCAAATGCTTTATTGCCGAGTGTCTTGTCTAATTCTACTGCCCCACGAATACTAGAAGAACCTGTTGGCGAACAGTAAGCATCCAACGAGTTCTGTGCCGTTCTCTCACTAGCCAAACCAACAACCAAAGTCACCGTGAAGTTGTAAGTTGACAGGCCGTTCTTGAACGCTTTGTGATAGTCAACCGATGCCGGTGCAATGATCGCAAACGGTGGATTCACATTCGCAGGAATAGTCGAACCGGTGCGCAAACCTGTGATGGTTGCCAGGTTGTTTGCGATGCCTTGTCGCAGCTCACTAATCTGTGCCATTACGCCATGAACCTTGCCAGGCGATACGGCTCAACGAGCTGCTGAACATCAGGGTCAAGTCTTGTGCCAACGCGGATGTAGCCGAGGTCTGGTGCAGACAACACACCCAACGGCGAGTCAAGTCGTTTGAAGATTCGGCTGCTCTGAATAACGGTTGCTTGTTTGATTGCGCTAGGAACGGCAGACCATCCCCAAGTGCCAATCACACGCACACTGGCCTCACCAATGTTTGTGCCAAACACATAATCGCCAACAGCCCTGATCCGTGTCGCAGGCCAACCAGTCAAACCGTCAGCCCTACCGTTCAAAGGTTCAAGCTGGTAATCGGTGCTGTTCCAAGTCTGGTCAAACACACCATCCAAGTCGGCAGACACCACAAGGCTGCTCAACGAAATCAAGTCATCAATCTCGCAAACAATCGTGTCTTCTGGTGTGAAGAATCGGGTTGCTGTGCCGTTCGGGTAAAAGTTGCGACCAGCGAAACCATCAACCAGGCGCGAAGCCGATTCAACAGCAGTTTCCAGCAGACTGTCATCTACCGTGTCAGCAGACGGTATGCGCAAAGAGGCTTTGATTTCTGCAAGTGTGCAATATCCATTGGTGATGGCCAAAATGACTCCTAAAATCTATGCTTCTAGTTTAGCCGTTAGTCAGCCGTGCCTTTATAGCAGTCGTGCTTATCCCATCCGTATATGGCAAATACACCAAACCGATGTCGCGCTCATCCAACCAATCCTGGTCAAAACCCATCTGATAGTAATAATCACGCCGCGCCCAATCGCTACCGACCACAACATAGTCAGGTCGCACCTGCTCAATGGTCGGCTTAGAATCTGCACCACCCATGTTCGGCACAACAGCTGCCACCCACTTACAACCCAACAAGGTTGCTTCGCGTTCACGGTAAGTCATCACCGGTGCTTTGCCCTTGTATTCCACAATGAACTC